TCCTTAATTTTTGTTGGAAGTTGTGATAATACGAAGTTTTGTTTTTTCTTTAATTCAACATCTGATGAAGTTGTTCCATCAGTTTCTCATTGTACTCATTTATATTCGAAATGTCATTTATCACTTGGTAATGCTAAACTTCCATCAGTATTTGTTGGTTGAAACCATCATTGATCATTCATTAATCCTACTTGCTCTGACGTTAATTTTTTTAATTTTTGGTTTGAATATATATCAATAGCCATTCATTTTTCATGAAGAGAAGTTCATGGTTTAGCTACTGGTCATTTTATTTTACCAGCTAAAAATTGATCATATAATTCTTGCTGTCTTTCAGGTGATCTAAGTGTATCTCAGATTGTTACTTCATCTCCTCCAATAGCTTCTAATTGTATTGCTTTTATTGCTGTTTGTAAATTTGATGATGCTACTGAATCTACTTGTAGTTCTTTATCTGTTCCACCTGGTGTTCTAAAATCTCCTGCTCATGTTTCTTTAAATTCTACAGATCCTGTACTAGGGTTAAATACCATAATTCAACCTTCTGTCGAGAATCATTGGAATTTAGTTTGAGCTTCTTTATTTATTGCAGCCTGTTCTTTCATTAATGCAATCTTATAAGCATGATTTTTTGCACCAACTTCGTCTTGTCTACTTATACTATCTTCTAAAAGTTTATCTTGTCTAGTAATAGAAGCTGCTAATCTTGTATCTTGTCTATCTAAATCTTCTTTTCTTATTATATCTCATCTTTTAATTCAATACATACCAGATAAGAAATTCATCTTACTTTCAACTTGTTTTACTCAGTGTTCATATTCTCATTTTGCTTTTTCTGATTCAAATTTATATGAAGCAAACTCTGAATTATAGTCTAATCTTTTTTGGAATAATTGATCATCTATTAATTCAATTTGTTGACTAGCCATTTGAAGAATAGTTCCAAGAGACGCATGTGGGTTTGCTCTTTTTAAATCTCTTATAACAAATCTTTTTTCTTTTTGTAATGTAGTTATTTCATTTGAAGTAGTAGTCATACTATTATTTAAATCAGATAATTTTTCATTACCTGCTTTATAATCTGTCCATAAATCTGCTAAATCTCAAAATTGTTCTTTTTGTGATTTAATATATTCTGAGTCTAGTTTTTCTATATCAGTTTTTAATACTTTTTCTTGATCAGTAATTTCTCATCAACTCGCTATACTTATAGTAGAATTAACTTCACCTGTTTTTGTTTCTCTTTCAAATTTCTCTTGAGCTGCTAACATTTCTGCTGTAGGTTGTCCTCAATTCATCCTAACTAATCTTTCCCATGTTTCACCAGATGTAGCAATTTGATTAGTTCTTAATCATTGTACATATGTATCAGTTGAAGCTCATTTATATTTTGAATATGTTTGAAATGCTTTTGTAGCTGCTATTTTTTCTTTAGTTCAGTCTGCTATTTTAGTTGATGGTCAAAATTCAAGCATTAAGTCTAAAGCTTGATCTATATTATCTGGTAAGAATGTTATTGAACCATCTTTATTAGTTCTTGCTCTTATTCAATTTTGTTCAGCAAAAATACTCTCTGCTGATTTCTCAACAGGAGTGTCGTCTTCTTTTGATTTATCAAGATCTATTTTAGCTTGCTCTGTAGCTATTTCAGCTTGTTTAACTTCCTCTTGTGCTTTTTGTTCTTCTTCTATTGTTTGATCAGGTTCTTTGATAGATTCTTTGGTTGGTTCTTTAACTGGTTCAGGTTTCTTGATTGGTTCTTTAACTGGTTCAGGTTTCTTGATTGGTTCTTTGGTTGGTTCTGTAACTGGTTCTTTAATTGGTTCAGGGTCAGTAATAACCTCTTCTCTTGGTAAAGTTCCTTCTCTTAATGGAGTAATACCAGTCGATAAATTACCCTCCAAATCTCTAGTCACTGGAGAATTTCACTCTATTGGAGCTTCTATTGGTTGTTCTGGTGTCTTTAGTTCAGTAGGCATAATATTGTAATGAGTTATTATTTATAAGTATAATCATTTTTCCCTAAGTTTCAATAGAAATATCACTATTTATAGTGTCTTCATTAATTCAAGCTATTTTTATTGGTTCAAATACAACTTCCTGAATCTCATCTAAGAAATCAGGTGTGTATGTGTCTTTTTCTTTATCGTAAGGCATAATTAATCTTGTGAAGAGTAAACTAATTCTAAGAAGTGTAGTATTGGCGGTGTATCTCCTTGTGTCTCGTTGTGTAATTCTGCTTTAAATTGTATATCGTAGAATTTATCTGATAGTGTTTCTCATGTCGCTTCTGTCATTGATATTTTATGTCTAATTGTATTATCGTTTACATCGTTAATTGTCCTAAATAATACCCACGCTCAGTTATTAATTCTTTTATATAATTTAATATAGTTATCTCAACTTGTGTAACTTGTTGTTACTTTGAGCATTTTAATTTTATTCTCCATGTTTGGTGGTCATGTGATAACATCAGTTATAACATATCAATCTTTTGCTGTTTCTCAACCTCTTACAAATCTATCCATTCAGTATGTAACTCAATCTGTCCAACCGAAAAACATTTCTTTTCTAGTTCTTGAATAATATTGAATATCATTTATTTCATCTATTTGATTTCATAAATGATTTTCACTAACTATTTTATGTAGTCATCTAGGAAGTCATTCAATTAGTTTTCAATATTGATATATTCAAGGAATAGAATCTGTGTTTGCAGTTAAATATAAGTCTTGTTTTGCTGATTGTAGTTGTCTTCATATATAAGGGATTTTTTCAAAATCTATTTTATTTTGATAGCTTGAATTATCTTCTAATCTAAGACTAGATTTAGCTCATGTAACTTTTTGAAAACTATAACCACTTCATATTATTAATTCTCAGTCATCTGTTGTTATATAATCAAGTCCATTTATTTGTTGAACTGATTGTACTCTACTTCATATACTAATTTTTGAAGTAAAACTAGTAGAACTTCAGTCCCAAAAATATACTCATCCTTCTCTGTCATATACTTTAATAGTTGTTCATTGTTCTGTTAATCATACAACTACTGTATCTGGAAAACTATATACAGTAGGAACAAAAGAGCTATTTACTTTTTTTATTGTACCTGAACTTCAATAATACATAAATCATTCTCTAAATAATACGGGGATATTATCGTATGCAAAAACATTTGAGATATCAAAATCTTCATCTACCGATGCCCATGTTCAATTTACAACATCACCAGCCGTAACTCTACCTAGTTGTCAATTTATGCTGTTAGTAGCAGGATCTTTCATCCAAAAAACAAACCACCCCTTAAAATAAGCAATACGGACTATTTCAGTATATCAAAACGGAGTTCATACTAATGTGTAGTCTGGTGTATTATCTGCGTTTGTAAATCTGTAAAAATTACCTGATTTATCTCAAATAAGAGCATAATCTAGATCTCATGCTGAATTTTCTAAAAAACCTATAGCCTGTGGCTTATCTAGCGTCAGTATTTGTTTTTCAATTTTTGGTCACAAAGTAATACCATAACCAGTTTTAAGTCATGTTACATTCTTTCATTCTATGTATTGATTTTTTGGTGCTACGAAGTCATCTTCTGAAATACCTTGATAAAATCAATTTAGTTGTTCTGAAGGCATATTAAGCTGGGGTATTAGTTATAAAATCATCTATATCTAGTCATAAACCAGTTCCATCTGGATAATTCATGAATAGTGGTGATGTAAATCTATTTTTAAACTTCTCTACTGCAAGATCTCTTTGTCTTTCATATTCCACTTGAGCATTTATTCCTTTTGATTCATTTCATTCAGATCTACGTATATATGGAGCTAGTCCTGTTACAAGAACTGAGTGTAGATATGATGGTAATTTTATACTTGCTTCAGTTCATCATACAGAATAATCTGGAATACTTTTTATTCATTTAATTTGTACTCAATCTACAATAGCTCAATTTTCTGTTACTGGAGCTGGTGCTATAAATATACTTTTATCGGCTATATAAAAAATTGGATCTTCTTTAGATTGTTTATTTCTGTAATAATTCCAGTTCTGTGGAAGATTTCCTATTTCAACTGGTCTTGCTTTTTTGTATTTTAAACTTCAGTCATCTTCTAATTCTCAAGTATAACTTATAGAAATAGCATCTATTTTTAAATTTCATTCAGTATCACTTGCAGCTTCTGGAATAACATATTCACTTTGTCATACTACTGAGCTAGTTTCCCATATATCCCAATTCCATTTTTCTCATGCAGATGTAATAAGTACAGCAAAAAAATCATCTTTAATAAGATTAAGGTATTTTATTGTTTTTGTATTTGGAAAATCTATAAGATTTGAATGAGCTTGATCTACTCATAAGTCTAGTACTCCATTAACATCCATAAGATTTAAAATTAAATGATAAACATAAGATAACCTATTAGAATATAATAGGCTAGAATTCTATTTATTATTAGCTTTTGGTTCTTCCACTTTAGCTTTTGATCCAAAACCTTTTACTTCATCTTTAGAAAAATCTCTTCCAGAAAGATGTCTATGAGTTTTTGCGTTGAAATTTTTTGTTTCAATAACTTCACGAGCTTTTTTTACTCCTCCGTTCTCATTAAGAACTTGTACTCTAATTTTCATACGTATAAAAATTAATTAAATAAATCTTGCTTAAAACAAGAAGAAACCACCCACTTATTAGGGTGAGTAGTTCTATTCTTATACTTCAGCGTCTTGAGCGATGATTTGTAATCTATACATTCTATCTCTACCTTCTTTGAAAGTTTTGATACCATATCTCATCCAAGTGAAAAAGTTTGTACCTAATTGTAATGGTTTATCTCTAGTAACTAGATTTATACCTTTTTGGACAGCAAGCGAAATCGCTCCTTTTTCCATAATACAATTATTAATAACAACTTGATCCCAGTTATCTCCAGCAGCAGTTAATGAGCTAGAAACAACTCTGTAACCTCTTTTAGATACAAGACCCATAGAAGTTGTGTCGTCAGTAACTACGATTCCAGATAATCTTCTATTTCTGTTATCAACAGAAACTTCGATATATTTAGAACCAGCACCAGCAGCACCATTAATAGCAGCAACTAAGTTATCTAATGTTAATGCAGCAGAAGCTTCAATTAACACGTTACCAGCAGCTGAACCAATAGAAGCAACAAATGTGAATACTACATTGTTAATAGTTACTGTATCATTAGCAGTTGGTATAGTACCAAAATCTAAATCAGTAGTAGCAGTTAATAAAGTAGAAACATTAATCATTGTTTCTTGGAACATACCTCTGAACCCTCTTCTAAATGCAAGGTCAGCTTCTTTGAATGTATTTCAAAGTGCAGCTACACCAATTATACCTTTAGTAAATGGGTCAATTACAGAAATTGTTTTTGTAATATCAACACCATCATTTACTAGAGAAGCAACAGCTTCTGAAAAAGTAGTAACTGTGTTTCATGAAACACCAGCAGTTAATTTGATTGGAGCAGCGCTACTAGTTGTAGCGTTTAATACTTCATTGAAGAAGTCACCATCAAGATTTTCTTTAATTTGTTGAGCCGCTTTTACAGCAAGATCATCAAGTAAGTTATATGAAATTTCAAGTAATTCAATTTCATCTATACCAAATGGTACTAATGGAGTTGTATTAATTACTAAAGTTTCATCTTCAGTGTTGTTATCTCCAACAACGATATCAGTATTTTTTACATATGTAGTTAGACCATTAAAGTCTATTCTTGGTTTATGATATGTTATCCCGTGAGGCATATCAACCATGTTTGCCATTGACAAAGCAGATACTTTAAAAAATAGTTCAGCTTCAACTTTTTTAGAGTAAAATTGTTTTTGTAAGGCTGTTAAATCAGAAGCCATAATTATTAAGTTTAGTAGTTAAATTTATTTTTTTTTAACCTACTACACTAAAACCATTTATTAACTAAAACGGATTAACATCTTTCTTCTGAGAATTTGACCAAGCATCAATTTGTTCAGGAGTTAAGTTAGCATTAGCTACCTCTTCAGGTGTTAAATCTGCAAGTTTTTTTGTTTTTGGAGCTGTCACACTTTTTGCGTTAAACATTTGGTGCGATTTAGACTCTTCAGGTTGTTGTGCTTTTGCGAAAGCGAGAGCTTTTTCAAATGAAATCCCTTGAAATTCTTCTAAAGCTTCTTTTATTTGATTTTTGTACGGTGCGGCTCAGTCTGTGTCCGTTATAAATTCTAATAAATCCACTTTATCATATGATAATTCATCATCATCATCTTCGTCAGCATCATCAACATCATTATCTGCTCCTTCAGCTAGTTTAGCTTCTAGTACAGCAATTCTTGCGTCTTTTGCTTTATTGGATTTCGCTAATTTTTTAAAATTAGATTTATTTCAAGCTTCTTTCTTTGCAGGAGGAGTAGTTTCGTCCTCTACATCCACTTTAGTTTTATCAGAGGGTGGTGTATCCTCACTAGCTATATCTATTATTTCATTACCTGGGATTTCTTGTTCTCCTGGATTTTGAGTAATATCTATATCTAATTCTTCAGTTCAAGACATATATAAAATATGTTATGTTATAAGGCAACCGTTAGGTCGCTTAGAGATAAACTCTAATTGTAATCCCTAAAATTTTACTTTTAGGAATTATATCAGTTTTTATCCAACGACAATTTCTTCATCATCTGTTAATTGATCTTCTGGATTTTCATATATATCATACTTATCTTGTAGAGTCATTTGAGCTTCTACTTCATCTCTAGGATTCATTATTCATATAATGAATACATGAAAATCTTTTTCATGAAGCATTTTAAATTTAGCCATATCATCTTCTGTAAAAACAGGAACATCTTTAGACATTCAAAATGAGTTTGTTACAGTATTTAATAAATGAGATTTAATGTTATTAGCTTGTTCTGTTAACATTTCTCTTATAAGGATTGCTCCTTGAGATTCTCATTTAATATCATTAATTCTTTCTATAAAGATTTTATATCTTATAGATTGCATTGATAATTCACTATACTCAGCTTCATTAGCTAAGACTTCTTCTTCTCCAAAATATTTAGCTTCAAATGTAGCATATCTTGTATCATATTTATTTTGATATTTTTTCAAAACTGTTTGATATTCAGGAGATTTAAGAAATTTAATAACCTCAACTTGGTTCTCTTTTAACATTTTCAATAATTAATAATTAAGCTTCTTGTAATGATTGTTGTGTCTCGTTAGCAACGTTACTCATTGCTTGCGCTGACATATTGTTTGCAACCGATTCATTTTCTTGAACTTGTTGATCTTTAATTCATTTAATCCTATATAATTGCATAAGACCATATTTATAAGCATCAACATTTTCTCATGGTTTCTTAACTGCTTTAATTGCAGCCAGATGTGTCATTGGGTCATAACTTTCTTTAACAGCAACTATCTCTCACATATCTAAAAGTCATACATTCATAATAGCTTCAATCTCATCAGGAGTATAATCTATTATTCTTTCTGCCTTCTCTGTATCTAATCAAATTACTTCGAAATAATCTCTGTATAAGAATCTTTTTGCAGATTCTGTTAGTGATAGATTTTGGATTAATCAAATAGCAGTTCAATATGCTAACCTTAATTTATTATCCTTCTCATCTTTTTCTATTTTCGTAATAATAATTATCTCAATATGTTCTCATAGTGCAAAATCTTTTCTACTTAATGCTCTAGGAATAACTCAATATGCTGTAATTGTATTAACTGTTTTCTTATCTCATTTAGTAAGATTTTCTCTTAATCCGTTTATGAATAATTTCAATAATTGTTTTTCTCACCATGCTTCAATCTTAGCATCTAGTGCTAAATTCACATCTGTACTTTCTTGTATTAATTTATTAGTACCAACTCATTCTCTTCTTTCTGGCGAGCTTCATTTTTGAATCTTACCAATTGAAGTAGTTGATTGTACAATTCCATCTAAACTTGCATCTATTTCAAATGAGAAGTCTGATCTGAAATCTTTTTGCATTGGAACCATTGCATCTTTTATACTCTCACCTTCTAATGGATTAGCATCTATAATTTTATTAAACCCAAATTCTAAATCAGTAGAGTTTGGAATAATCCTCTTATTCCTAATATACATAGGATATAACTCAGCTTTACTTTTATCTAATCTTAGATTAGCAAACTCAGCTTTTATTCTTTGAACATTACCAGTTATAGATGTAACTCTCATACCAAGTGGTGTTCCGTCTGGTCTCCAATATGAGAATGCAAAGACAGTAGTCTCAACGAGAATTACTCATAAGATTAAACTATTCGAATTACCAGTAATAATTATTGCCATTTGAGATCATTTCTTTCATCTGAACGTAGTCTCATGATAATGAATCTTATATAATGGATTATATCTTGTATCGTCTTCATTATAATATTGTGTGTTTATATTTGCTTGTTGTTGATCTGTTATTTTAGGGTCTTGTATACGAGTTGTGTTTCTGTCTTGTATCATTAAGTCTTCATTCCATAATCCCCAATCATGTAATTCTTCCTTATATACATGTCTATCAAATCCGAAAAACGCATATCTACCAGTTGGATAATCTCCATCTGGATCAAAATTCCCGTTTCTTGGATCAACATTTTGGAACGTAGATTTCTTATCTTTCCCATCCCATCCTCATCTAGCTGTTATCCCAGCTCACATCAAATACTTATAAAAGTCTCTCCGGTATTTAACAATTTCCATGTCATCATCAGAAAAATCTTTTATTAATGCATTGTTCAAATTCTTAACCCCCATATCATCACCAATGTCACTTGATGAAAACGATGATTCTGGTCTAGTAATATAACTTCTCGCCATTAATGCTGAATGCGTAGAAAAAACTGTCCAGTCACCGATCCTTTCTTTAGCAGAAACTCTCTTTTGTGATCTGTACAATTTATAGTCAGAATCTAATTCCCTTTTAACATTCACCATTGCTGCGTCCCCTCTGTCAAATTCACTAGTTACTTGGTTGACAATATCTTGTTGTTCTAGTCAAGTAACCCTTAGTAATTTTTGAAGATTGTCTTCTTTTTTAGGCATAGTAAAATATTAGTGTTATTTGTAATTAATAATAAGATTTGTTTGACTCTTGTCAAATAAAAATTAATCAAATATGTCAAATACTGGTTCAAACTCATGATTTTTCCTTATTTTCCCCTCGTCAGACTCTTTTATTAATCATTCTATAAATGTCTCATTTGTTTCTTCTTTACTGTGTACTTTAATGTCTACCTCATCATCTTGTCCATGATGGTGTCATTTTATTATCCACCACATTCTCATAGAAATACAATTACTAACAAGTATGCCATTAGCATAATAACAATTATCTCATTCTATCTCAAGATCATAAACTTTTACTTCTTTTTGATTCTTCTCTCATAAATCAACTACATCTACGTGAACAAGTTTTTGTTTTTTCAGATTTTTTAACACTGAAAACTTCTCAACAAATAAAACAACTCCTGTCTTCATGATATGTTTTATTTTTATAGTGATAGTTCTGAGAACAATTAATAGAACAAAATCACTGTGCTTTTCTTGTATTATTATATTCTGATTTGCAATGCTTACATTCTTTTTTAATCATTGGTGTATTTTTCAATCATTTTTCATAATTCCCCCTATGCCATTCTCTGCCTTCTTTGGATTTATGCCATATTTTAGCTTTATCATTAATTTTTGCCAAATGTTCTTTGTTTCTTTTTCTGAATTCAGGATCTTTAAATCTTTCCTTCATATGTCTTGATAAGTGTTCTCCTCATTCAATACACTCCAAATTTTTAATATTATTATTGTAAGTATTTCAATCAATATGGTGAACGTGGTATCATTGTGATATTTTTCCGTTATGTTTTTCCCATATGTTTCTGTGTAATGCTTTTTTAATTTTTCTACCTCATATATATTCGTCTCTGTAATAATATTTATCTGTTGACGAAATCCAATATTTGTGTCCATTATATTCAACAGTCTTTTGAATCTCCATTTTAATAAATTTAATAAAGTATATGACTCTATTGTATCTCTCATTGAAATCGTGTCAAGCTTTTTAAATCACTTTGTTGTATAGATTTTATGATTTCAAGTTCAAGTAAGTTTATTATTTAATGTGTATAGTTTATTTTTTTCATATCTACTATGTAATTTTAATACTTTCCTTTTCCCAAATGGAGTAATAACATAGTCTCACTCTCTTATAAATTCTATATTTATATTTCATCTAGTTGTAAATATTTTTGTCCCCTTTATAAAACAGTCAGCTAAATCAGGACTTCTACTCAACTCCTCCTTCATTAAACTCTTAGGAATAATCTGTAATTTAGTCTCATCCAATACATTCTTCTCTTTTACAGTAAGTAGTTCTTCTGTAATTAAATCTTGTGTGTCATTATCCACAGTTATACTTATCATTTTCATATATCTTTGAAGATAATAGAATGATTGTGTCCTTAAATTCAAATAATTACGTTTCTTATATGTAAGTAACTTAGCCGCGTATGGTTGTATTGGTAAACTATTCCCAACAAATCATCTACATCATAATATATCCACAAGCCCTCATCCAACTCAAACCTCATCTATAATACAATTGTCTATGTAGACATCGTACTTATCTATCTTCTCTTGTATAAAATTAGCCTGTTCAACCAAATCCCCTTTATCTATCCTCCATATTTCCTTTAGATGTAATCATTCCCATAGTCAAATTTCAGTCCTATCTTTCCCCTGTCTAGCAGCATCCACAACTATGAACATTGTTTTGTCTCCTTCAGGAACTCTTGTATACATCTTCTCTATTGTATTTTGATCATACAAAATTCATGGATTGTCATCATAGTCAAAATTACCATATAATAGTCTTTGCTTACGAATTGATGTTTCTGGTAGACGTTGTAATCTTTCGATATATTTCTTGTCCACCCACGGATTATCCCCAACCTTAGCAGGAATAAATTCCATATATGAAGGTAACTTCCCGTCCTTCCATGGTTTATAAAACGCACTTCTAGTAAAGTTAGTCCCTGGATTACACCCAGTAAATATACATCCTCCAAAATGCCAAGCGTATGTGTGAATAAGCTTACCTCCAATCTTCTCAGCCTTCATTACCTTATACGGAATTGTCAAAACTTCCTCACCTATAATAACACATTGTTTACTTCCGTCCACAACTATGTCCAATATCTTGTCCTCGTCTATAGTAATCTCACTCTTGTCTCTAACTGTTTGTCCAACTATCCTAAACGTAATCGCCCATCATGGATTAATTTGCTCGTTTGTGTAATTCTCATACTCGACAGGTACTTCTGTCTGAAATGATCCGTCTAACTCAGATAGTCTACCTTGTAATACTTCCCTAACCTTATTCGACATTTGTTGCCCCTCATCTAAAAATCATCATGTATATCAATATGATCAAATCCTATCAAACTCAGGATCACCAGGTTCTTGATTTACTTGTATTACAAATAATTTACTAGCGTTCTCAAAAACAATGTGTCTCTCATCTCTTATCTTATCTTTATACGAATTCTCCCCATATCAAAATCTGTTAATTACACTGAAAAACGTACTCAATGTCGTTGCCTTTAAATCCGCAAGTACAGTTCTAGCAAGAAGCCACGCACTACCCGGGAACGCCGAAATAACTATAGCCAATATTATACCTATAGTTTCCGATTTACCTCAACGAGCCGCACCACCATACAGAATATCCTCCGTCTTATCATCGAAAAATAACTTGATTGCACTCAACTGCTTTGCTGATACTAAAAGTGTTTTTTTATCCATATTTAGTTGTTAATCTGTATATTTATAATCGCTGGTATTAATTTTCTATGATCCACCTCCACCTCTGTCTTACCTAAAATAGATTGATTCTGTCTAAATGCCTCCGATTTCATTTGGACTATGTCCTTCAAAGCTAATGATCAATCAGAATTATCCAACCTATCTAATAATATCTTATCAGCACCTCTTATAATCTTCCTATTATAATTCAATGAAACCTCCTCCTCAGTAGAAAAATCTCAATTATGTAAAGAAAGGTCGGGGGTAGTTTTTATTTCAGTCGGTGTGAGTGAATTTAAAAAATTCTTAGCTTCTTCATCTGTCATGATAAGTTTTATTATGTTATATATAATGATTATATGTTATTTTAAAATAAAGTAAAGAGAATGTGTGGTTTGATAATATAATTACATAGGGAAAAAGGGGTATTAGTGGATTGGGGAATAAAGTAAGGGGGAATAAAGTAAGGGGGAATAAAGTAAGGATCCTACTAGTGTGTTAAGTAAATAAGGGGGTTGGGGAATAAAGGTAGGACTCTACTAGTGTGTTATCAAAAGTTGAAAAAGTCAAAAAATCGGTATAGGGGTCGGATGCATGCTACGACGCCCACCCTTTGTCAAAACACCCCAGGCCGGGTCTCTGCTCATTTCTAACCCTCATTTTTAGCTATAACTACACACTTTTTGTCCACATTGTTTTAGCCTCTCTCTGCATGGCTTTGTTAAGCCCACATCACATAAGATATATTATGTGATGTGTTAGCTTAATTGATTAGTGTGTGTTATATCCTTTTTGTTATTAAAATTGCTTAGCGTCGATTATATTGTGTGTATTGTGTGTTATTTATAGTGTGTGTAAAGTAGAGATTGTGTGAAAAGTTCCGTATATATAAAGAAATGCTTGTTTTTCGAGAGGTTTGTCAACCTTTTTTAATTAAAATGGCTTGTTAAAGCCTTTTTTCTTTAAATTAGTTTACACCTTTTTTTATAAAGCTCTATTTAAGCAAAAAAAGAGGTATATAAATCGTATATATAGTAGTTATACAGAGTTTATACGATTTTGGTGTAAACCCTGTCAACTTTTTCGAAAAAATTGCTTTAACACAGCCCCAAACTCACGATTTTTAAGACCTCCCCAAGTGTAAACCCAAGCGACGTCTGCCGTCAACCTTTTTGCCCCAAGTGTAAACCCGCTCAGAATATAACACACAATCTCTATTTGTCAACGGTTTACACCAAAAATTGAAAAAACGTCAATTATGTCAACTTTACCAAAAAAAGTGTAAACCCCCCAAAATTCCCAACCCAAAAACATACACACAAACATACACACCCACAAACCAGCCCCAAAACCAAAACACACCAAAACACAACAAATCAAAAATAAGCCCAAAAATAAGCCCAAAAAAAAATAAGTCCACCGACTTATTCTTTTATAAAAGATTTTATTAAATAACAAAATACACAATCCCCAGTATAACAATTTCTATAATAATCATAACACAATAAATTAATAAATATAAACACCGTAGCTATACACATTTATTTCTTGATCTATAATATTATATAGATAGATTCACATAACAATAATAATTAATAATACGACTAAGATTTTAATCTTTTCATTCATCATGATCAAGTAGTTTAAAATATAACATTTCTTTATTCATATATTCTACATAGTGTGTTTTAATGAGTAAATTATACTTTCAAAACTCTACTATTTTATAAGTTCAATCTTTTGTAATTTCTTTATTATAAGATATTCTATATCCTTTATATTTTTCTTTTAGAAGTTTAAAGGCGTTATCAATAATAGTTTGTTTTTTATCCATTTTGTTTTTATATTAATTTAATTAAAAAGACTCTTATATTTAATTTCACACTTCCTACAAATTCCATGACTCAATAAATATCCTTCGCGTTCCCGATAATCATTATCTTTTGAACGCTTTGCGTCCGCCTCTGGTCAAATTCAATCGCAATACGAGCATAACACAGCGGACGTTTTAGTTATTTTTATTAGTGACATGATAATTATTATTTAATAAATTTTTCTATTTGATCTACGTCTAATATATCATAATTATCATTAAATTTACGTTCATAAGAAATAAATTCTTTAGCTGAATTATAATTTATAGGTTTTTCATCTTTAGTATATCATCAAAAATGATTACTAGCACGATCGAAAATAGACATTGCATTTTCAATAGTTAATTCATCCTGATATAATTCATTTAAATATATAGTTCATGTTCCATATTTTTTAGAAGGTTTATTAGTTACACTCATTGTATAAAAATTATAACTACCACTTGTAATATGTATAAAATACTTACCATCATAAGCAGTAAACCAAGTTCTAGGTTTTCATTTAGTATATCCAAAAATACTATATCCTCTTTTTTGTAATTCTAAAGCTAAATTTTTTAAATTAGTTTCCATTTTATCTATTTCTTAAATTTTAAAGTAAATCTATAATCGAACCACCCTCTTTGCTTAATTGTTATTCAATTAAGTCTTTTAGTTTTTTGCATAACATCCCAAAGTTATTCAAATAATGTTAATAGTTTGTTTACTGTTGTCAGCTTTATAAAACTATTATTAAATCTTTTATATTATAAGAGATTTTTTATATATCTCTTTAACATGTAAACAGTATAACTAATTTTAATTTAAAATCAAATGTTTTTTATATTTTCTTTTATAATAATGAGTATATAGCTTAATAAAGCTAATACTTTGTTTTAAAACAAATTAAAATAAATTAAATTAAAATTTTACCTTTTTTCTTATATAAGATCCAATCTCAAACATCATATGGGTATCATCCGAAATTTAAAATGGTTCATTGCACCCCCTAGAAAACTCAAACTCCATATAGGAATAATCTGAAAATAACAGGAACTCATTGCACCCCAGCCTATTTTCTTTAAATGAAATTAAAAAAAGATTTGATTTTAAAATAAAGATGACTATAATGACTTCACAGCTTACAAATAACACACAATAAATGAGCAACCATAAATTAACGGAATATGAGTTTAAGACATTAGTCTATCAGAATACATTATTAGACGAACAGATTAAGGATTTACAAAACAGGAAGAAGCAAATGATTGAGGATATGTGAATAACTCAACAAGCGTTTTTTCAAAGAAAAAAGAAACTTTGATTATAAAACTTTTGGGAAAGTGTTGTAAATAAACACCCCCCTATGAGTTTTCACCCAAAGTTATCTCGTAGGGGATTTTTTATTTATAAGATATATATTATTATGAAAAAAGATAAAGAAATAACGGTAACATTACCAGCAGAAGAGATGTTTAAAATATTACTTTTGGTAAATGAGTGTAATAGTAAACAAAATGAACCTACAAAATATAATACATATTTAGAATTACTTAAATCATTCTGAATTGAATGGTTAGATGAAATTGAATTTGATGAAGATATTAAAGAATATACAATGAATGAATTAGAGGAAAAACTTTGACAAAAAATTAAGATTATTAAATAAACAAACATTATCATGATAATAAACACAGACTATCTAGAGGCTGTTTCAGTAGAATTAGTAGGAGAAACAGACGCAAAAAAATGAGAAATAATGACATATTTCTATATGAGTAGCGAAACATTTGAAGTTCCTGAAGGAGAAATAACGGTTCTTATATGAGATAAAAATGATATTTGGGGAGAAGAAGTTAATAAACAAGTATTAGCTTTGAAGGAAAAGATTAAATAATCCATTTTCAATAAATGGGTGGAGTAACATAGGGCTAATTACATTAGTATGGAGATATTATTGTGAGAATCTTAGCGATTGAGATATACGGT